GCATACGTCCTTGTACGGACATTGTTTACAGGTTCTGTGGTCTTTTTCCGCCCACTCAGGTCGGTCAATCAACGTACCGTCTGTTAGGTGTTGTTTGACCAGTGCTGCTGCCGCAAGGATGTGTTGAATGAGGGCAGGTTGATATTTGACCTCAAATTCCTTGCAGTCTTGTGTTGCCTTCCATTCGTACAAGATTATGCCTTGGTGAACACCAGTCACATGCATGTACAGATTTATTTGGCGAAGGTGTGTGATGAATGGTTGGCGAATTCTTTTAAATAACTCTATGTCTGTTATCTCTTTTGATTCATACTGTTTGTACAAATCAACGTTTTCATAGCGTACGGTTCCCGTTCCTACGCTTTTGATTTCAAGGATTGCCTGACCGTTTGCATCTTCAATCAATCCATCTGCGGTTCCCATGATGTGGTGCTCTTCGTCAAGGATTGGCAACTCGCTTTGCTTCATTATGCCAGAACGCTCAAGCCATCCCTGCCACTTGCTGTGAATCATGTGACCAGTAGCAAAAATGTTTAACGTGGTAAATCCGTACTGTTTTTCTTTTTCTTCTTCAATGCCAAGTATCTTGTACATGGAGGCACGTGGACACCAATCACGTTTACAAATCTCACTAGGGTGTAGATACTTAGTATCCCGCTTGTCAGTCTGTTGATTGTTTTCTACGGACGCCTGTGCTGATACCACTGGAATAAGACGACCTTTTACCCTAAGACCAGTCTTGATGCTGTCAAGGTCGGCTTTGCTCAATTCAGCCATTGAAGTATTCCATGAAGTCATCTTCGTACATTGTGATAAAGCGTACTCCGCCTATCTCAACTTGCAACAATGGTATGCGGTCTTCCATCAGCGCCTGCTTACGTAGTTCGCTCATGTCTTTTACTTTGATGGAATACTGTTTTACGTTGTCCGTAAACTTGTTCTCAATCAAAAGGTTGTTAGTTCTTACATCGTTCTTTCGTAGCCAGCCAGAACCAGAGCCTGCGTTCCTGCTTCCTTTGTAGCGGTCAGCAGTTTGTTTCTCTTGCTTGCGTGACTTTTTAAGTCGTCGCTTTTGTTCCCCGTCGCTTCCAAACAACATTAGGCGGGTACTGTCAGATTAAAGTAACCAAATGCTTGCTTCTTAAGTTCACGTTGCAGTTCAACGTCTTCACGAATTGCCGCTGTCAGTGCGTCCTTGCCCTGCCACTTCTGTTCGCCAAACGAGTAGTAGGGACCAGAACGTGTGATGAGACCCACGGCGATGCCGATGTTCACGACATCCTTTATGGTGTCAAATTCGCCAAGTCGGAAACCACCAGTGCTAGTGAAATAGAAATCAACCACTGCGGTTTGTTGTGGACGGTACGTCTTGTTCTTGATGGTGCGAGCCTTGATGGTTTGTCCAATGGCTTCGTCTTTTTCCTTAAGCCATTCGTCACGCTTGACTTCAACACGACTGAAATAGTGAAAGTTCTTTGCCTTGCCGCCTGGAGTGGTGCGGTTGTCTCCCCACATGACGCCAATCTTTTCACGCCATTGGTTGATGACAAGACCAGTGCAAGCCCTGTCTTCGTTGATAAGAGAACGGCGCTGTGCTTTTGACGACTTACGAAAGAACTTGCCTGTTAAACGAGCGCCCAAGCCAACGGTAAAGTCTTCCATCATCTTTTCAGCCTCGTCTCCAGGAACCAATGAGGGCAGTGAGTCAATGACAATCATGTCAACAGCACGGTTATCCAACGCTTTAATGATGAGGTCGTATACCTGTTCCATCACGTTGGTCTCCACTACCCACAATCGGTCAGTGTCTACACCAATGGCTCGTGCGTATTGGGGAACGTATGTCTCTGCGGCAATCCACAGTGCGGTAAAGTCGGGATTGATTTTTTGATTGGCAGCGATGGTTTTGTACGCCAATGCAGTTTTGCCCGACGACTCTTCTCCGATGATTTCTGACCACTGGTTCAAGGGCCAGCCACCGCCAAGCATCAGGTCAAAAGCAAGGATGCCCGTAGTGATGCGTGGTACGTCTTCTTTGATTTCAGAACCTTTGATTAGTACGTCATCTCCATACTTCTTAGAGATGGCGGCAACGATTGATTCTAATGACTCGTAGTCTCTCATGTTGTGCTCCTTATGCAACCCAGTTTACCTGCGATGCTTGGTCATACAACCCGTTCCAACCACAATCAAAACAATGTGGTGCTGGTGCTGCTCCATGAATCATGCTGTTCGCACCCTTACCAGTGCGACTAAATACATTCTTACTACCGCAATTTGGGCAGGACAAGTGTCCGTCACGCTTCATCGCTTCTCCGCCCTTCCAAATACGTATGGCGGTTCCCATACCAATCTGTGCATCTGGTGCAACGTTCTCAACAGGAGCCTGTGGTGCTGGCTGTTGCGACGGGAGCGGCCTGTTGCTGTACGTTGCTGGGTTTGGATACGTCGGTTGCGGGGCGGGTTTTTCACCCTTTAATTTCTTAGACCACCAATCACTCATCTTCTTTAGTCCACTCTTCCAAGGTTGCTTCATCAATTACAATGGATATATTTCCGCTTTCCAAAAGCCTATTGATTAGTGACATGCCGTAGGCGGCAAGAACAGGAACTAGTTCTTCTTTTGGAGTACCTAGTTTATCGCTTTTTTCCAATAAATCAAGCATCCATTCCGCAGACTCCTGAGTGTTATCAGCAATACCTTGATTAACAAACAACGCCCATCTACTTGCGATGTCAAACGTTTCAGCGTCGGCAACGTCCTTTGATGGCGCTGAGAATCCCATGAAATTGGCGAAGGTTTGACCCTGAGCAATTGACAGCATTAGATAAAACAATCTTTTATCTGCAATGGTGCTTTCCATGTTTATTCCTTTGCCTCCGCCCAACTCTTTGCAAATTGGTGCGAAACTTTGATGGGAACCTTGTCTAAAACCTTACCGTCTCCCATTGCTTCTAGGAACGGAGTGATTATTGCTGATGCCTCGTCTTGTTCTACAGTAGCCACAAGTTCGTCGTGTACTTGTACTACCAATTTTACACTCGTATCCCTCATGGCGTGGTAAACATTGACCATTGCCTGTTTACAAAGGTCAGCGGCTGTCCCTTGCACAATAGCATTTACTGCCTGACGTTCTGCCCGTGCTCGCAACTCCTTATTGGGTGAGCGTAGGTCTGGAAGACGACGCCGCCGCCCGTACAACGTGCTGACGTAGCCGTCTTTTCGGGCTTTCTCTACAAGGGTGCGTTTCCATTCTGTAAGTTCGGAAAACGTCCTGTAATAACTGCTGAGGATTTCTTGTGCGTCTCTTTCTGAGATGCCCGTGACACGAGCAAGTTTTACCGAACCACCGCCGTATGCGGTTAGGAAGTTAACGCCTTTTCCAATTTGTCGTTCTTCTGAAGTAACGTCCTCTGGCTTTTTCTTAAACACGGCAGACGCCGTTGCTGTATGAATGTCTTCCTCGTTGGCGAACGTGTGCAACAGCCTGCTGTCTTGGCTGAACATTGCCATGATGCGTAATTCAATCTGGTCATAGTCGGCAACCAATAGGGTGTTTGTTCCGTTGGCTACAAACAACTTACGAATGTTTGATGTTCGTGGAATGTTCTGAAGGTTGGGGTCTGATGACGAAAGTCGCCCAGTGGCTGTCCTGTGTAAATGAAACGATGGGTGAAGGCGACTCTTGTACAACTTGGGCAATAAACCATCTACGTAGGTGCTTTTAAGTTTTTGCAGTTCTGCCCAGGACAACAACATGGGAACAACGGGATGTTTGTTTTGTAAACTTTTCAACGACTCTTCGTCAACCGATGGTGCTCCCTTTCCCGTCATCTTGTATGGCTTAAGTCCAAGACCACCTTCGGACTTTTTAGAAAACAGGAAAGTCTGTTTGTGTTTATTGGAGTCAGGGTTAAAGCCAACTGGAGCATATGAAAGAATGGAATTAAGAGTGTCCTGCATCTCCTTGTCCAGTTCCACGCCCAGTGCCGTCAGGTTGGTTGCGTCTACTGGTATTCCCTCGTTCTCAATGTGCATCAAAACTTCCAACACACGATTGTCAAGTTCCAATGCTTTGGTAAGGTCGGCGTGGGCACGAACCTTTTGAATCAGCCGTTTGTACAGTAGCCACGTCCAACGTGCATCCCTGTGTACGTAAAGGGCGGTGGCATCAAAGGGAGTTGTTGATACGGTTTTACCCAACTTGCCTCCGTTCTCATACGCTTTGTGACCACCGTAGTTTGTTTCAATCAACGTTTCTAATGCGTAGTTAGAAAGACTTTCGTTAACGATGTGTTGAGTAATCATCGTGTCAATGTAGGGTCCTGGTGGCACTTCGCCGTAGTACTTTGAAATTGACCGAGCGTCAAACTTGACGTTGTGTCCAACCTTTATAAGGTCGCTAAAGAAAAGAGGGCGAAGTCGTTCAAACACGTCGCTTCGTGACAACTGTTTGGGAGGCTCTCCGTACACAGCGGGTTTTACATAACGAGCCTTAGCCATTGACTCTTGACCGTTTTTCAACACCTTGCGAAAGCCCGTAGGAGGAACTGTGCTCCCGTCTCCTACCTCTTCTTTTTCTACAATCATTCCAATCCTGTGCCCCATTGGAATTGCCCACGACCTTCCGCTGGTGGCAATACCTATCCAAAACACTTCGTTACGTAATGGGTTAACGGCAACGTCTTTCAGGTACTGGTCGGTAAGGTTGTCGTGTGCCCGTTGAAGAATGTCGGGGTTTTTGTTCTTCAAACCTTTGATGTGTGCTTGGAAATCCTTTTCCAAATGTTCCATAAGGTCGGGGTGATGCTCCAACGTGGTTTGCGTTTCCACGTCAAAGGCAAAAGCCCCGACCCCACGAACGACTTCAATTAACTCGTCCAGTTCTTGGAGAGTGTTTACGACGGGAGGAATTGAACTCCCCATCGGCTACTTACCGAGGTCTTCTGAAGCAATTGCCAGAAGTTCGGCGTAGGTCGGAACCTTGATGATGGACGAGTCGTACTTCTCTTCCTTGTGCTTGGCAAGGACGGTTTCGGACAGTGGTTCAATCTTCCACTCTTCAGCAATGTCACGCTCACGAATGACCTGCAAGTTGTACGACGTTGTTGCGCCCTTACCAGTGCGACTGATTGCCCAGTAGTGCTTGGTCAATGGTCCCGTCTGCGGAGCCTTGTTCAGGTTACGAAGTTGGTCAACGACACGGGGTCCGATTTCCAACGAGCGCAGTGCCGAAGGTCCACCAACGTTCATCAGCAGGACGTTGAACGCCACACGCTGTGAGGGACGATTGCCGAGTTCGCAAATCGGGCAACCACGCTCTTCCAATTCACGGATGCACACGAACGACTTCTGTCCGTCACGCTCAACCCAGTGCTGATGCCATGCGGCGTACGGTTCGTCCTCAATGAACTTGATGACCTGTACTTCCTCGCTGACCTTGAGGCGTTGTGCATAGTTGGAGTCGGTGCTCTTGAGCGCATCAACTTGTTGCCAACCGCCACGCAACAGTTTGCGTTCGGTTGCAACGGCAACAGGAGTGTCTTTCTCCGTGTTGGGTGTCATTTCATCTGTGTCGTAATTTCGTGGCATGTTCTCTTTTTTCCTTTGTGTGTTTATTGGGGCCATTGCTCTTTGATGTGTTTTCTGAAACCGTTCCAATCTGCATTGTGAATGTCATGTATTTTGAAACGGTCTATTGCTTCCACTAGGAACTCTACCTGCTCTAGGCTGTAAAGCCTCCTACCTTTTGAAGGTTTTTCTGGAAGTTGTTGCTTGGTGGGTTTGGGTGTTCGGTACTTGGCTTTTGGAAGCCAGCCCCGATGTTCCCACACCCTCAGCGTTGATGGTCGCTTTCGCAGTGCAACGGCAAGTTGACCGATGGTGAACATCTGTACCTCTTGTCCGTTGATGACGTACCTCTTTGGCTTAGCGCCATTAAAGCGGTCTTCTGCAATTGCGGTATTCTTCTTTTCCCTGTTCTTGGGCGTTCGCCCACCAGGAAAATCTGGAAGGTCGTTGAAGAGGTCCAACGGGTCTTTCACGCCTTGAACGCCCATGTTTCTTTCTCTACGTAGAAACCTTGAATGGTTGGCAACAGGGACTTGTCGTTCCACGCAACAGCAAGAAGTTTGTCTTCGCTAAGGCGTTCCACAACTTCTTTGACGTCATCCCACAAACCGTTTTCTTTTGCCCATTGTTCTGCGGTGGTGGCGTTGAATGTCTTGCTTACACGACGCTCACGCTTGAGTTCGTGTCCACCAACGTTGAGCCAGATGTGTCCACTGTCGTCAGCCAAACCGTGTTGCTCAACGACTGTGCTCAACTCTTTTTTGATTTTGTCTACCCTCGCCTCAAGTTGGCTGAGTAACTTCTTTTGCGAGACAAACTCTTCCACCATTTTTGTGTAGTACGTTTCGTCAAATTGTTCTGACATTTCACACCTCCGAGTGTTGTAAGAATTCTGTTAATGAACTTAGCGTCAATTCAAATCTACCTTGTGTATCATAACCTTTGTCAATGAACGCCTCGTTGATTCCTCGTTTTTGCTGGAGCATTTCGTATTGACGTTCCTCAATGCTTCCTTTCATAACAAAGGATGCTATCGTAACATGGGGGTGTTGCGAAGATAAACGAATGATGCGAGCCTCTCGTTGGTCTAATTTTCCTGCTGACCACGGAAGGTCATACGAAATAAGGTAATTGGCTTGTGGCAGGTCAACGCCATAGCCACCAGCATCTGACGACAGGAACAAACGGGTTTTGGGGTCAGTAGAGAACTTTTGTTTTGCTGCGTCTTTTTCTGATGAATCCATGTCGCCAGTAAACAATACGCACGACGTCAGGTCTTTTGTGCGCTCAGCCAACAATTTTAGGTTGCTCTTAAAAAACGAAAAGAGTACTACTTTGTTATTTGGGTCTTCATTTAAGATATCCGTAATGTATTCAATAACCGCATCCATCTTTGGGGTGGCAAAAGGCTTGGTCAACCATTGCATGTCCATTACTTCTTTGGCGTACTTACTACCTGCATCGGCGTTCGTGTCCGTGTATTGGGTTGCCGAGATGTCTACGAGCATTGGGTTGTCACACAACATTCGTAACACGGTAAGACGTGACATTATTTGTCCTTGTGCTTCGTTTGCTGCTGCATTGCCGTGATAGTGCGCCCACAGGTCAAATCCTTTGCCGTGCATGTTTAAGGCGTTCTTTATCTGTGCCAGCAGGTCATTTGCAATGTTTGTATACGCTTGTGCTCCCTTGTCGTCAAATTGAACGGGAATGACCGTTGAAATGACTTTGGGCAGTTGGTCTTCAATGTCTTTCCTACTCTTGCGAACCATTGCCTTTTCCATTGATTTGTTGAGCAGGTTGAGGTTGCGATACCGTGTCGGTCTTCCAAA